TTAATAAAGCAACAGATCATTTTAAACACAAGGCTGAAAAACAAAAAGTAATTAGGGCTGCTGAAATAGAGGCAGCTAAAGATGTCGATATAACTAGAATTAAAAGTCAGGATCAGTCATATAAGGATGAAATATTAATGGTCTGGCTAATTTCTATGCTTACTACTGGCTGGTTTCCATCTACTAGAGAGAATTTTAGAGAATGGGTTTCTATTATAAACGACTTGCCTGACTCTGTTTGGTATTTAGTCATCATAGTTTTTTCTGCTAGTTTCGGAACTAGAATTACTAAATCTGTTCTAGATCGCAAGAAAAAATGAAGTTTATGTTGGTCTATGCAATTTGTTCAGTCCAATTAGGAATGTGCCAACCGGATATTAAAGACCCAAAACTTTATAACACTTGGCAAGAATGCGTTAATGCAGGAGCTTTAAAGACTGTTCATTACATAAACTCTAAACCAGCAGAAGAAGTAAACAGATTACAAATAGGTTTTAAATTTAGTTGTAATGAAGTTGGCAGCGTTTAATGAGAAAAAAGTCTTGGAAAAAAAACAAGGTTGTAAATCGTCTAGTAGGCAAATGTAGATATTGCGACAAAGACGTTTGGACAGAAATTCCTTTTGTTGTTTATATGGATAAAACCCCTGCTCACTATCAATGTGATAGAGTGCATTGGAAACCGACTAGCAGCACCAAATAAAAAAAGGCGACCATAAAGATCGCCTTAATTTTAATATAATTTATAAATTATATTCTTGGTTTTTGTATTGGTCTTTAAGACCATTTACTTCGCATCTTTCGGCTTCAAAAGTTTTAATTGTTTCATAAGTTTCGCCATTCCACTTTTGAATAAGAAAGTAAAATTGCTTGTCTTGCTTATCGTAATTTCCAACAAGCCGTCTATCTATTTTTTTATCTCTAGCCATATTAACCTCCTTTTCTATGAATAATATTTTTTATCGTTATATTCATAATAGTATTATATATTTTTTAAGGTATTAATTATTGTCCTTTAGAATGTAGTGAGTTGGACAAAAAAAATTTATTTATAATTATGCCTTTTAAATCAACAAAGCAGATGAGATTCTTGTATGCCAAAAAGCCAAAGTTAGCTAAACGATGGCGAAAGAAATATGGCAAGAAAATAAAGAAATAGAATAGGATTGATCTAACATACTGGATGGTCAATATGGTTGTGTATGACAACAGGGAAAGAGGTGGGCAAATTTTTGCACAAGGTTACTATTAGGTTTACGTTAAGCCTTTAGGTTGTAGTGCAAATCTTATTACAAATATATAAAGAGTTAGATAATATAAGCTTTAATTGGGATATGCCATTGATTACAAATCAGTTGCTCTACCAATTGAGCTATGAGGGCGATAAGTTAATATAGGCTTTTACAACAATTTAGTTGTAGAAGCCAATTTTTTTATGCCCAGTTTTTTCCTTTAAATTGCATTTTTCAATTAGACATAGTGCAAATATAGTGCAAATTGTATTGCATATACTATGAAATTAGCTACTGATTATTCTTGACCTGTTGCAACCTAATTGCTACTAATAGCTATTGATTAGTAATGATTCATAATAGGAGGAAAGATGCCAAAAATTAAAATAAGAGAATGGGAAGGTAAAACTGGTAAGAAAGGTAAAGCTTATTATTATCAGTATAAAGCTAATGGAAAGTGGAACTCTATACAAAGCAAAGATAAAGCTACACTTCAAATTGAGGTTGATAAAATAGAAAAACAATTAAGCAATGTTAAATCTAAAATTGCAATTAGTTTAAATAGTTCTGCTAATAAATATTGGAATAATCAATCTGCAAAAGTAGGCATTAGTATAAATAGAGATCATATTAAGGATGAGCAATCTATTTACAATAATCATATTATGCCATTGGGCGATATAGATTTAAGAACAATAACTCAAGATTGGGTTGTAGATTTTATAGACAAAAAAAGAAATCAATTAAAAGAGCCATACTTAAAAAGAATATTTTTTGTCTTTAAACATATATACGATGTTAATATTCCAAAGCATTTTAAAGATAGCCCATTCATAGCTACAGACCACTGGGTAAGAGGTAGCGGTCAATTAAAAACAAAAAACAAAATAGACTTTGATAGATGGAGCTTTGCTAAAATTTTTGAATTAATAAGCCATGTTAAATCGAAACCTATTCAATTAATTTTTAAATTATGTGTTGATACTGGCTGCAGACCAAGTGAGGCAAGAGCTTGTAGCAAACAAAATTTAAAATTTAAATCTAATATACCCTACTATCAAATACGACATTCTTTAGACAGGCATAAGAAAATTAAAGAAACCAAAACAGAGAATGGTGAAAGGGATGTGGTTATAAGCAAAGATTTAAAAGATGAGCTTATGGCATATATGAATAGCCTACCTAAAGACCAAGACTATTTGTTTTTAAATAGCCAAAATAAATTTATTGACTTAAAGCGTATGACCAATGAATTAAATTTTGCACTTAAAAAAATTAAAGACAAATATAATTTAGATTCGTTTGTAAACAGAAAGACATATATGTTTAGACATTGGACTGCAAGTAAGTGGGCTTATGATGGTAAGTTTACTAATGCAATAGAACTGGCTGAACAATTAGGCGATAAAGATATTAACTTTGTTTATAAGCAATACATCAAGAAGTACAAAAAAGACCACAATATGCCTAGTATATCTGAATACAAAGATAAGCATAATAGGTGGTCAAAGCCACTACAAACTGTAGCTTAATCGCATTTTAAAGCGATATGAAGGGGGTTGAACTCTTATTTGGGTACTACCCCCCACAACTATTTCTTGCTTGTGAAAATTTGTTTTATAATGCTTGTCTTTGGATCGACCTCTACATTTTTACAAGAGACCAAAAACAAACCTGCCAATACAAGTATTACTATTATAATTAATTTTTCCTTACCCCAAATAAAAAGCTCAATTTTTCTTATTAAGTTTTTTATTATAGATCCAGGATTATTACCAAAAAACATCATCTTCCTTTTTATCCTTTCCTTTATTTTTTGCTTCCCAATTTTTTCTAAACAGCTTTAGCCATTTATTATAAGCACCAGGTGTAAACTTTTTTTTAGTTTTTCTTTCCTTATTCATTTGACTTAAAGTTTTATTTTTCATGTTTGCCTTTTGTAAATAACCTTGCCATTTATAATTCTTTTATTTTGTAAATTGCCTTTTTTGTTTTTGTAAATAACATTATAGCTTTTCTTATTATCTATTTTTTTTAACATTTTTTTAAAGCTCATAGCTGCAACATCAGAAACATTTCCCTCATCATCTGTTAGTTGATATGTAAATTTCATACACCTGTTTGAAAACACTCAAGGGTAAAAATATCGATAGCCATGACATAGCCTGAAAAGAAACCTGCAGCAAACAATAATAAAACTAGGATAGCAGTGCTAAACATTAGTATAAATTTATTCAAAGTATTATAGCTCCAACAATAAATCCAAACACAAACCAAACAATTTCTGTTCGGTACATTAAATGCCACAAATGAAATTTGTCTAAATATTTTCTATAAGTTTTGTTCATTTTCTATCCCCTGTATTGTTTTCATTATATATTTACCAAACTCTCTCTTTAAATACTGGTATGTTTTTTAATGCAGGATTCTTTACTTCATATTCATATTTTTTAAGTATTTTACTCCTTGCAAGTTCAAGATTTGTTTTTTGAGTATCTAATTTCCATTGTGCTTTTTCAAAAGGTTCAAGTTTATCTTTTAAAGGTTTCATTTTATCAATGTTTTGATTCCATTTTTTTGCAATGACATTTATTTTTTTAGAAATATTATCTAATTTTGCTTGATCCTTATCAGATTTTTTTCTTTTAGTTCTAGTAATGGTAGGAACCATACTGTAAATGTTAATCATATTTTCTCCACTTCTTTCTATTTATTAAACTTTTTTTTTCTTTTTCGTTCATGTTTTTTAGGGGCTTACATTTTATTTAAATACAAGCCCCCCACAACTAATGAGCTTTCGCCCATTTAACACAGCACAGATTTAACTCTGTGCATCTACATCATTTTTCAATCCGCTTGTTAGCACTCTTTCATAATCAACTGAAATTGTTTTACCAGTGTCAGTAATTATAGGGATTAGTGCATTATTAGGTGAGATTGATTGACCCAATAATTCGTTTACAAAGCTATGATCTATTTTATTTGCTTTGTTTTTGTTAGGTAATGTTTGGACATCTAGCCTAGCAATTAGAGTTATTAAAATACGAATTGGTATATTTAACACTTTCCATATTACTAAAAGCATTTCCGCATTACATCCATTAGTACCGTTTTCATACTTTTGAATCTGCTGAAAAGTAACCAAACATTCATCGCCTAATTCTGTTTGAGTTAAACCTTTAGAAAGTCTGTAGTGTCGAATGAGTTTACCAATAGTATTATTTAGTGGCACACTATTACGTCTTCTTTTCGTCATTTTTCCTTTCCTTTTTTTTTGGGGCATAAGAGTCCTATAGAGTCGTTCACAACTCTTGCTAGTGTTTCTCTGTACACCAGGTTAAGTGCTTATACTCAACCTTTTATCTTCTTCTTTAAGAATAGAATCTGATAGCTTTATAAGAGAGTCAGCTTTCTTTTTATAAAGTATTTTATACTTTATCATTAGCTGTTCCTCCTTTACCTTTTTTAGCTTCAGTTGTTCCATCCTTTTTGGATCGAACTCCATCGTTCTCCTTTTTAAGTTTTATGTTTGAATTGCCCCAATGCAAACTCAAACATTTTACCCTAGCAGTATCGTCAGGGCTATTTGCTTCTGCAGCTTCTTGCACAGAATCAAAATCTTTTTCGGCAGCCAAGTCAGCATGACCTGTCCAAAATTTTGTAACGCTTTGTTTATTATCTAAACTCATGTGTTGAATACTCCTTATTAAATTTTAAATGAGCAATAGATTGTTGTTGCTCTGTGTTCATTCTAATTTTTCTATGAGCTGATCTACCTAAACTAATAAGATTCATCTTATTTAATTCAGCAACAATCTTACCTGCTCTTGCTCTACTAAACCTGAATTTTTTTGATATTTCTTTTTGTGTTGGACTATATGAATTTTTTTTTATAAAATTACAGATATAAACTAATACATCATATTTAATCCGACTAAAATAAATAAGTTTTCCGTTACTATTATTTTCACTCATTGTCTTTATCCTTAAATAAATTTCTGACGTTAGATGGTTTGGGCTTTTCTTCTTGAACCCTGTTGCCTTGTTTTCGATGCCACTCTAAAAAGTTAAGGAGCTTTGATAAATATTTAATAGATTTTTTTGTGTCCATTATAGCTTTCTCAATAGTCAAGCCACCTTTAGATCCAAACCTAAAAAGGTGTTTAGCTGCACTGCCTTTTAAGTAGCCAATAAATTCTTCATCAGAAACTTGAGAGTGGATGGCATCCCAAGTTTCTATGTCCTTATCCTTATAATGTTTTGGATCGTCTGATTCCATTAAAAGGGTGCTTTCTCTTTTTGTTTAGGTGGATTTATTTTGAAGCTCATTTTTGGCTGACCTTCTTTTGGGTTTTCATTAACCCATAGTCCAGTAAAATATACCTTACCATCAACAGTCATCTTGCCTTCATAGTGAGGATATTTTTTACCTTGTTCGTCTGTACTCTTTGGCTCTCTTTTCCAAAAGCCACCAGTGTTATTATAGTCTGGCATTGTTTGTTTTTCCTTTTGCATTAATTGATGTTTTTGCATTATTATAGAAGTTGCGTAATTGTGAATATAAGGTATCGCTAAAGCTTTCTAGCTTTGCTAAATCACCCTCATATTTATCCCAATAAGGTTGCATCTTATCTTCAAATTGTTTTTGATTGTTTGAAGTTTTTGATTCAGCCTCAATAGTTTTTTTCAAAAAGTTTATAAAATCGTTTTGATTTTTATAAACTGGAATCTTATTTTTCTTTGTTTCTTTTATAGCTTTCTTTTGTATTGTAGCCTGTTGTTTAACCGCAGTAGCAACCTCATTGGCTGAAGCATATTCAGATCCATGTAAACCAAATGCAGCTAAAGCTCTGCCTAACGCAGAAGTTTCTGCATTCTCTAAAGCACTTGTTTTGTTTATAAAACTTGCATCAAATCTTTCTAAAGCTAAACCTGTATATTGTGATATTCCTAAATCAGCACCATTGTTTGCTGAATAATGAATAGATATAGTTACTTTAACCGCAACTTTATTTTCATCACAAAGCTCTGAAATAATATCAGACTTTATACTTGCACTTGGAAAGTAATCTAAAAAGTGTGAATGCCTAGAAGCTACAGTGTAATAATCTTTGCCCTTAACTTTTACTGCCTTTTTATTTTCAATTAATTTTTTTAAACACAATTCTTTAAGCTCTAAAGAATTGACATAGGTTTTATTATCTTTTGTCATTTTTTTCCTTTTCAAATTTTTCTCTTAAATCTTCATACTTATCCATAAGCTCCTCATATTTTTTCTTATAAAAAGTAAATCGTTTCATGTAGTAGTGTTTTTCATTGGCTTCTTCTTTAATAGCTTTAGTAATAAAATTGTTATTATTAATTACAACCATAAACTTTTTTAAACCTTTCTATGTATTCAACAGGTACAGTTTCCCACCAAAAATCTTTCTTTCTTATATTAGAAAAATCAGGTTTTATTATTCCTGCAAGTTTACCTATATCTCCCATTGCATATTGTAATTTGTTTTGCCAAGTGAGTTGTATAGCTATTAATTCTTTAAAATGTATTTCTAAATTTTTATCTTTTAGTTCATCGCAATTGTCAGGGGTGAAGCATTTATAGTTTTGGCTAGACACATAAATTAGTGCAGGAATTTTACCACACATTTTTTTATATAATGCCATTTGCATTAAATCAGAATGAAAAGGTTTTTCTGGTACTGATTTATTTGAACAAACATAATCACCAAACCTATTTTCATTAAGTTTATAATTTTTTTTCTTTATTTTTTTTAATGGTTTAAATTTAACAGTGCCAAAAACATTTTTTAGATCCACAAAATGTGTTTCTCCTAATAAATCTATATAGCCATTAAAATAAATATTTATTTCTTTTGTCCAAAAAGTAAACTGTTGCTCATACTGCCATTTTTGTTTTGGCAATTCGTTTATAGCTGCAATGTGATTGTTGATATAAGTTTTTATATCTTTAATTATAAATCGATTTTTTATCTCATCTTTTTCATCAAAGGCTTTGTGTTGCTTGGCTTTATATAATAATGAATTTTTTTCAGCCATTTAAAACCTCATCTATTGTTTTGTTTTCACAAACAATTTTTTGAACCGCCAAATGAATATGGTTGCCCATAGGAAAATGACATCGACTAGGTATGCTTTGCTTTTCTTCTTTAGTTAAAAGAATTCTTTGAAATAAACGAACATCGTCAGGTAGTTTGTTTTCTGAAACTGATGTGTGTGGAATGTTGAATGCTTTATATTCAGCTCCAACCTTTCTATTAAAATCACCCATTAGTGATTCTTATAAATTAATTAATACTTAAATGCAATACAATTAACACTGAAAGGCAATTAATTGTTTATGATTTTTTATATAGTCTTATTTGATATATTTTACTGCCCCACTCAAGGTCTATATCTTTGGCAATAAAAGTATCTCTTTTGCCAGTAACAACATTCATGTCAGTAATGCTAAAACGACCTGCTTGGCTTGGTATTACATATCCCCAATACATTTTTTTTGTGCCTTTTTCTTGAACAACACACATATTGTAATGAAGCGTTGTAGATGGTTTTAATCCCTTTTTAAATATTCTAACAAAATCAGTTAAATTTTGACCAACATCTATAAAGGCATGGCAATCGGAAAATTGCTCATCGACATCTTTAAGCATCCAAATTTTTGATTTAGGGTAAGCCGTCATATTACCCTCTAAAGCTGTTGCAATTACTGGTATTTCTACTGGTTTTTGCAAGAAATATGTAGGTGTAAATCTAGGCTCATCAGCTTTTTTAATTTTATTAAACCATTGCGATAATGTTTCTGCCAATTCTAATTTTCCAAAATTTCTTATAGTTCCTTTTTTTTCATTAATTAATCTATTTATTTGAATGTTTTTGTTTTCAATATCTTTTTTGTTGTGGACATTTTTACGAATCAAATCTTTCATCGTAATTTTATACTTC